ATTCGTTTTTGCCAAACCACACCACGTCTTTGTCGTTTACCACCACCGCCACATGGTTCTCATACATCGTGCCGTCTAGTGAAAAATCGTCATACACTACCCGCAACAATGCCTGCGTCTTGCCTGCTGGCTCTGTCACAGCGGTTGTGGCGGCTGTTTGCCCCTTTAAGTTCTCTCCGATAACGTCTTTGTCATTACTGTGGTCTTCTAAAGCCCGTGAATAAGTAGTAACGCTCCCCTTTTTTAACTTAAAGTCTCTCTCTACTTTCCATGTGGGGGCATACCACCGACGGATGAACCACGCCTCTTTAAAGCAAGAGGCATACGGATCGGCCACCCAGTCATTGAAATTAAGCGGGTAAACCTCGGTTCCCTCTTTATCCACCACCTCTTTAGTGGTTACATCCAAGCCGGGCAAATCCCACGCGCCACCACCAAGCCAATCAGGAATCTGCAAAACCTTTTTACGGTATACCTTCTTTTTACGGCTTTCCTTTTTGTAATGCACCGCCGCTACCGCCGTGCCATCCACAATGGTATTTAGCCGATGCAGGTAGAAGTTATAGTCAGCGTTGAACTCCCCCATGCTAGATGCAAGGTAAGACTCATACTTCTCTCTATTTTCTTTGGCGTCCTCGTTTTGTGGCGTCCCACGAAAGAACCGGTCATCCGCTGGGAACATCGAGGAGTGCTGCAACGATGCTAGGGTAAACACCACCTCAGGGATCTGCCCAAGACGCAGCTTTCGGCTCATCTTCTCTTTAACTACCGACACACGGTCAATTATAGAGGGAGCAGCGCCAATATAACCCGCATTGGCGATATTGTTTAACATGAAGTCCCAAGCCTCTTGGGAGTCCTCAATCAATTTGTGGATGTCTAAATCACGGGTGTTGCGCCACCGGTCTGCACAGTAGGTACTAGCAATAACCCCCTTTTGATCGGCGGTTAGTTTTGAGACGATATTTGTCTCTTTGGCAAACTCTACTGCATCACTCATCTCTCACCCTTAAACTCTCTTACCTAGTGGCCGGTGTATTTATTTCTTGCGTAAGGCCTTATTGCCTTACGTGGCTTCTCACTCCGAGGGGTCACATCAAACAACTCGATACAAGCATACCTGAAGCAATCCATAATGTCCTCCCATGGATGCTCCTCGTGTACCGCATCATTATGCACTATTTCCCCGTTTTTGTCAGTCTTATAGCGGTAGCCAAACTGGAACGCCTCCACAAGGGTGGGGCACCCTGGCCCGTAAATCTGTATACACTCACGCCCATTGTAGCGCTCACTTAACTTTAGCTTGATAAGCTGCCGCCCCCGCACGTTACGGTTAGCCATTGCTTGAGAGCGCCCGTAATAAGGCCGTACCCCATACGCCCGCATAATCTCGTCGTCTGTCGATGTGGCGCTATCATTGTCCCAATGGCCCCGCTTAGAGCCACCGGCAGGGTCGCCGTAATCATCAAAGCCGGTGCATTTTAAGGAATCAGAAAACGCCTTGACCGCCATCGCTTGATCTTTAGTGTTGGAATCCACCAGCACAATCTCTTTAAATGCTGTAAGCGCCCCGTAGCCATCTTGCTGCAAAAACAGCGACGCATTGACCCGCCCGTAGTCGGTCACTCGTATTACCTTGCGGTTAGGGTTAACCTCATATGGCGTGTAAAAGACGTGTAAATGCTCTTTAAACTCGTTTTTAAACACTGTGCCACTAGCAGACAAGGCGTAGTTAATATCCAACTCACGGGCCACCTCATCCACTGTCATGCGGCTTTTTTGCTCTTCATACCAAGCCTGATCCTTCTCAGGATGCACCGACCAATGGAGACGTATTTTCTTAAGCGCCAAGCTTCACCACCTCATTGTCAGGGTCGTTCATCAACTGGCCATACTTGTTAGCCTTGCCAAACGGTGTCCCATTTACAATACGGCATCGTGTGGACTGCGAGACGCTAGCCCAAGCACCCTCAGCATTCGGCCAGAAAGGGAACTCATCCAATAACACTGCACGGAATCGACCACCACGGCCAAAATTAGGGCAAGCCGCCTCCCCGCTGATGACATTGTTATTAGCAGGGTTTAGTAATCGGCAGTGGTTATCGTGGTCTACCGCCTTCCAGCCTTCCGGTTTCAGCCACAAGGGTTGCATCCCAAGGTTAAAGCGCACCTTCTCCATCAGCGTGGAGATGTTGCCCCGCTTGTCCACCTCGTCCTCTTTACGGCTGCCAATGTGGAAGTTATAGCCCGGCTTAAACATCCAGCACCACATAAACACCAAGGCAATGACCCAGCTAACTCCCATGTCACGGCTCTTCTCGATGCCAAGGTCATATTGCCCATCAATCGCTTTCATCAACTCCTTAACAAACTCCCGTTGGTAGGGATATAAGTTAAACGGCAAGATAGCAGGCTCTTTGCGTGGGTCAAACGTCCAGCAAAAGTTATCAAACCAAAACAGCGGGTCACGTTTGCATTTCTCTTTAAGCACAGCTTGAAGCTGCGGGTTGTTCATTGCCCGCACGATTTGGATCTGCCGCTCTCGCTTATCCATACTTACTCGTCTTTAGCTGCTAGCTTCAAAGCCTCTAAATACTCTTGCGAAATATAGCCTGCGTTAAACTCATTATCAGCCCACCCCTTAGCCGCGGCCTTATACAGCCGCACTGTGGATAGGTTTAATCCAGGTATCCGCCCTAGTTGCGCCGCCATAAGTAGCCCAAGGCTACCCTCATACGCAGCGTTACCCCACTCACCATCCTCCACACCCATTTTAATGGCCTTAGGGATCTTAGAGAGGGCTGCTAGGTCACTTGTGGCTATGTTATACCCTAAACCAAACGCAAGGCCCCCTATCGGGCGTTGTGCGTCGTCTAGCTTTAACCCAATAAGACTATCAAGCCCTTCAATCTGGCTGATTTGCTCCTTGGTATCCTCTGGTAAAGCTGCCCACACAGGAGCAGGGATGGTAGAAGATGCCCCAGTCTGCACGGCTGTCATAATATGAAACGCCGCTAAAGCCGCAGCGGCTCGTGGGTTTTTATCAATCACAGCGCTTTTAACCAAACCGCCATACATTTGCATGGTTTTCACACTAAACCGCATTAAGGAAACCGTGGCCTTGCCCTCTAGGTTCCAGTGCATTTGTGGCTCATTGCCGGGGCGATACACAAAAGCAATATCCTCTAGGGCTTTAGTGCCAGTGCTGGGCTGAATGGCCTCACCTAAGTAATAGGACAGCCCCCGTAATGGGTTTTCAGTCAAGTCAAGGATGTTGCTAACGCCTGTTTTCTTCTCAAGCCACTGGGCTACTGCGCCGGTCTCTTTACTCCCATAAACGCCTTTAGCGTCTAAGTCAGGGATGCGCTTCCAAAAAGACTTGATACCTCCCGATGCTTTAACATAATCGCTAATGCCCTTGATTAACACGTTGCCAGTGTTCTCAGGCCCTACCTGCTGGATGGAATATGCCATCGCCTTGGGCAAAAACTCAAACACGTTATACAGCGCAATAGCGGGGTTGTTTGTAATCAGGTTGCCCACAGCATTACCAGCCAGTTTAGTAATAGGGTTAGGGGTGCCCTTAGAGAAGTATGGCCCGCCCTTCTCAATGTGGTTTAGCCAGTCATACGCCTTATTCTGCAGCATAGGGTCTAGATTAGTCACTTCTGCACGGGCAGAGGCTAGTAGTGGCTTAATCTCACGGTTATAGACAGCCCGTGTCATCTCTGGGTACTGCTGGGGCAGTTGTTCTAGCTTATTTAGTATGGGATTCGTAAACTTTTCGCCAAGGTATGACGCTGGGCTATCAAAAAAAGTAGCCACATGCTGCCATTTAACGCCAGTGGCCTCTTCAAACGCAGCGGATACCTTGCCTAACCCTTTAGCCTTGCCGATGTTCTCTTTAGCCCGTGCAAAGTTAAACGCCTCTTGGTCGTACTCCGCCCCGTGCTTTGCATACACTTCATGCCCGTGGGCCGTCTTTGTGGTGGCTTCTACCGACTCATCTACATGTTGGGCACCGTTATACTTGCTTTTGGCGCTAAACACGCCCGCAAAACATTCGGCCTTTGTGCGTGTTGCCATTAGCAGCGGCCTCCCATCTCTGTAATCATGCGCTCTAGCTCTGCATCTGTCTTAGTTTCGGCTTCTGCAATTAGCTTACGACGAGTATTATTAACCCCTGCTGGCGTTGGGTCATCTAATAACTGCTGGGCCAGCCGTTTCACTCGTTCAGGAGTGTTGGGGTTTTTAATCAAATCAGTGGCGCTATTGATCGCCGCCTTGATGTCGCTTGTCTTAATCGCATCCGCACGGGTTACACGGCCTAGTATATCATCAACCTTAAATTGGCCCAACTCTTTACCCACGTTTGCGTAATTACCCACAAAAGGCTGCTGAGATTCCAATACCCGAGGAACTGAATTAAACCCACTATCTTTATCATTAAGGCTATTGATGATACGGCCTGCAAAATCGCCGTTTTCATTGTAACCCACAGCTTTTAAGTCACGCCCTACTTTCTCAAAACCAATCGGAGTGAAACTACCAAAATCCCCAGCGGTTCCACTTGTAGCGCCGCCTTTTACTCGTTCACGCCTAAAGCTCTCAGCCACAGGGCGGTCTAAATCAATAGCCCGTTGCAACACTTGGGCGATCTCACGCTGTTGGGGTGTTAGGCTTGCCACTACCTCAGTTAGTGACTCATGAGCCAAGGGCACTTGGTTGCCATACCGCTGCTGCCCTAATCCAGTGGTTAGGTCGATGTCTTCTTTTAGCAGGGTTTTAACATTGGCAGGTGAATTATCATAAGCCGCCTTTAACCGCAGGGCTTCCTCTGGTGTTAAGCCTAGCTCTTTGCCTGCTTTAATCACACTGGCATCACTGCGCTTTAACCCTAGCTTCTCACGCACCATGCGCGCCTCATCCAAGCTCTTGAACCCGCTATCGGATAACGCTTGGGGTAAGCGGGTGGCGGCTTGACCCTCTACCATCTGTGGCCGTGGGGCTTCTGGCTCCATTACCTTAGGCGCAGCGGGTGTTTCCGCGACCTGTGGACGCAGGTTGGTTTGACTTGGAAGCGTCTCACTTGCTGCTGATGCTTTGCGAATAGCAGCGTCCACAGCCGACTCTAAAGCCGCTTTTTGCTGAGGAGTCACAAACAACTCTTGTTTACTTGGGCCAAGGTCATCAAACACCTGCGTGGCTATAAAGACATCATCCAGCGTCTTCGCTTTACCCACATTAAACAGGGCTTGGTTGTAAGCATTATTTACCTCAACCTCAGCCGCTGCAAACGCATCATCTGCCTTGCTTAAGCCTCTTAACCCTTTTTGCTCTAAACCGGCATTAAGATCTTGCGTCGCGTTGGCGTCAAACAGCGTTGTGTTTCCATCGTCCATAGCCCGTGCAACGTCATCCTGCACAGAGCGGATATAGCCATTATCGTACATTTTACCCACAAGGTATTTTTGCGTCTTGGCTGGGTTTTCTGATCGTGCAATAGCTTGCGACAAGGTGTCATCCGCATTTACCCTAAACTTTTTAACACCGGGGACGCGCACGTCATACCAGAGGCCCGCCCGTGACTCATTGCGGGCTTTAAAGTGCTTAATCTCTGCACCCTTAAACACATCTAAGACTTGTGGGTTGTAATTTTCCCCAGCCGTTGCCATTAGGTTGGATAGCTCTGCAATACCCTCTTGCCGTGTTTTACCCTTGCCTTGCTCTGTTAGCGGTGTGTAAGCCTCAGCAACCGGCGCTTCCACAGGAGCCCTGCGTGCCTCAAAAGCCGCCAATTGATCCACTTGGGTGGCTAGGTTGTCCAGTTGGTTTGTGATGGCCTCACGGGGCACCACACGCACGTTACCGTCAGGCAGGCGCACGGCCACTTGCCCAAAGGGCTCGTTAATCACGGTTAAATCTTTGCCATCCACCTTCACCTTTTGCCCACGGGTGAACATCGGCTCCGTCTTAGGGATAGGCTCACCCTTAGGCACCACCTTATAGCGCCCTTGGTCTTGTACAATCACATGGTCATTGGGTGCGCCGGTAGCCTTGAGTGCTTGATTTGCAGCGCTCTTGTTCATAAAGATGCTGCTGTTGGTTTGGTCAGCCACAGCGCTTAATGGGTTTTCTGGTAACACCGTGGCGGGGGTCGCCTCAAACGCTTGTTGGGCTTGCTGGATAGCAGGCGGCAGCTCAGGCGGTAGTACCTCACCCTGCACGGGGATGCCGCCGCCATCTGGAGCGATGTTAGCCTCTGGACGTAAGCGAACGCCACCCCCTTGCAAAGGATCAACAACACCGCCGGTTAGTTGTAGTGGCTGGCGCAACGTAGGCATTGCCCGAGGGGTTGTGCCACCGGTTAGCATTAAAGGCTCAGGCATCTTCACTGGCTCAATGGCTCTTACTGCTGGCTTTGGCCCGCCTAGCATACCGAGAGCACCGCCAAAAGCTGCACCGGTTAAGCCTTGCTGTAGCAAATCTTGCCCCGTCACTTGAGACTGCGGGTTGATCGCTAAATCGGTTAAGCCGCCTGACACGCCACCAATAGCGCCCACCCCCGAGTTAATAGCAAGGTTACGCAGTGCGCCGCCCTTATTGGCAAACGGGATCGGGGTTAAAGCAGCGCCAACCAACCCTTGGGCTGCTGTGGCTAGTGGGTTGTATCCCGTGGCCTTTCCAGCTTGGATAGCGGTCATCTGATTTCGGTAGTCTTGCCCACCAGCCACCAAGCCGCCGCCGAGCGCAGCACCGGGCAAGCCGCCTACCACGCCGCCCGCTACGATGGGAGCCAGTGAACCGGCAAAGGTGCCAGCGCCTTGGTAACTCGCATCCCTTGGGTTAATGGCTGGGGCTTTGTAGATGTTAGCCGATGCCCCTTGGGCCAATCCACCCAGGAACGCGCCCATAGGGTTAGCTTTGGGGGTGTTAGCCGCTTGGGCGAACTGGTTTAAATTAGTTTTGGAATACTTGGCTAAGTCTTGCAGTTGTTTCTCAAACTCTGCTGGATTCTTTGGAATGTCCACAGCGGCAAACGATGGAGCCAGCGGCACAGGGTTACTTTGGCCTAGTGCGACGTTGATGTCTTTAGGGGTTAATTGAGTCACCTTGGCATTGCGTGGCACTTCCACATGGTAATGAGGCCCACCCCACACTGCCTGCCCTTTTGGGCGCGTTGTTTCATCTAATACACGAAAGCCAAGCGATTGAGCCGCTTGAAATAGTTTTTCCCTATCTACCCCTTGGTTTGCAATATCAATGGCACGGCCCACCCCATGAAGGCTGCCAATGTTATGCTTACCACCATCTGCCGAAGTAACTTTATAGTTGTTGTCTTTGGCAAAGGCTAGAAGCTGCTGCAACAAAGGGTTAGCCACGGCTATCTCCCCAGCATGAACGACGGCTGTTGTGGGCGTTGCATCGCAGGTTGTGCCACAGGATTAAAGAAGTAGTTTTGCAGCCCTTGCAATGGCCCACGCCCCTTTGCTTGGTCATATTGCTGTGGGGTCATAAAGTTAGTGCCAGCCTCTAAACTTTTAAACACGTTGCCAATATCCTGCTGGAAACGACTAGGGGCTAGCTGCAATGGCTTAGGCTTTGCTGCATCCATTGCCTGCGTCTTAGCTTCCTCTGCTGTGGCGGTAAACCCAGCCAATGGGCTTGTCTTATCTACCTTGCCAGCACCAAAGAACGACGCAACCGGAGCACCCTCTGGCAGCCCCATTAAAGTACGCTGTGACGCTGCAAGCTGTATCTTCTCAGGCTCGGTTAAATCCACACGGTTACGGATAGACGGGAGCGTCACTGTTTGGAATTGCTGCTCTAGTGATTGCAGACGGTTTAACTCTGTATTACCAATAGCCGTCTTAGTATTGCCCAACGCGGCCCCGGTGTTACCTAGCTGCTTGCCTGCAACCGTAACCGCCGCATCTTGCACCCCTAGGGCTTCTTTTTGCAGGTCGGCCGATGTGACAGGAGCACCGCCGCCAAAGGCTTGGCCGTAAGCATTTTGCAACGTGCGTAGGCTCTCAGGCGTAAAGTTGCCCTCCTTATCCTTAGCCAGCTTAGAGCTTAAGGCTAGTAGGTTACGCAAGGTATCGCCAAACTTCTGGTCACTGGCCGCAGCACCCACGCCAGCCGCTTGAGCGATGGCCTGTGGCACTTGAATAGCACCGGGGTCACGGCCCAACGTGGTGTTGATCATGATGTCACGAGCGTCAGCCGTGGGCACCATGACAAGGTTGCCATTCACATCATAAACAGGCTGCCCATCCTCAGTCACCGATGGCTGCATTAACATCGGACGCAACCGCTGGCCTTGCAAGTCAGCGTTAAGCGTCTGCCCCGTTTGGGTTAAGTAAGTCTTTTGCAAATCCTCAGACGCACCCGCTAACGCAGGGTTAAGACCCAATTGTTGATATAACGCTTGAGTCCGTGCCATCTGTTGCGCCGCCGCCTGTTGCTCTGCGGCTGCTTGGGCCTGCATCATCTGGTTCAGTTGCTCGACTGATTGCCGCTGTTGGCGTACCTGCATCCCATAACCAAGGCCACCCGACAACCCTTGCAGGAAGTTGACCCCAGCGCCACCGCTTGTTGGCGTCACTGTGGGGAAAGGGATGCGGTTGGCTTGGTTTTGCATCTGCATCAGCAGGCGGTATTGTGCGAGTTCAGACGATGTTGGCATTGGTTACAAGCTCCATGATCCAGTTAAGTAGTTAGGGGAAGACCCTACATTTTGCCCAATAGGTGCAAAAGCAGAGCCGGCGCTAGCAGCAGCGCCACCACCGCCAAATAATCCACCGATTCCTTTACTAATAGCTCCGCCCATCGACGCTCCAATAGGGCCTCCAAGAGCAGCGCCCGCAAGGGTGCCGCCAATATTAGCCAACGTGCCCCAAACACCCGGCTTGTTGGCCTCAGCCACAGCCTGTTGATAAGCTATTTCATTAGCTCTATTCTGAGCCGCCACGTTCGCTTGGTCAATAGCAACGTTAGTGCCAGTCCCATACTGAAACTGTCCTTGAGCGCCTTGAGCTAGTTGCCCCCCAATACCTGCCAAGCCGCCAATCAACCCTTGGTTGGCTTGCATATTGCCTAAAGCCCGTGCATTCAGAAAGTTTAACGACTCATTCTGCAATGCAGCTTCTCGCAGGTTAGCATCGCTTAACTGCGTACTCATCATAGCCCCACGGGTGGTGCTGTTGTCCAACCCATTAGCCGCAAAGCGTGCATCGGCGCTGCTTAACCCTTGGTTTAAGCTACGGTCTAGCTGTAACTTACCTTGGTTGTAGTAGCTGTTGCCGCCACTCAAAAGCTCTTGATAGGCTTGATCGGGTGACTGGTTCAGGTATTGCAGGTTTTGGTTTAACCCCTGCTGCGCTGTTTGGTTCGCCTGCTGCAGGCCTGGGGCCAGTGAGGACGAGGAGGTCTGCTTATCGCCGTTGATGCCAGCATAACCCGACCCGAAGCCGTCAAGATTCAGCTCGTAGTTCTTGACGTTCTTAAACGGTGACACCACCTTTTGGACTTTCGGTGCGCTTGGTGCTTTCTTGCCGCCCATTAGCTAACCCTCTCCAGCGTATACACGATACGCCCCTTGTCTAATTGATACCCTAACTCTTGTTGCGCCGGTTTCACCGGCTTAAAACCCATCATAGCACACCACACGCGGGCTGGCTTGTTGTCCACAGGTACTTTAGTAACCACCTTCTTGCAGCTCTTGCGCTTAAAGCAAGCCTTTAAGATGGTGTCGTCAATCTGCCGCTTAATAGCCCGCTTGATGCGCTTCTCTATCCGCTGTTCAAACCACGGGCTGTAGATGCCGTGCAGCTCGGTGGAACGTTTGGATTCCGCCACAGTAAAGGCGCCCACAAGTAACTCGCCTAAATACACAAACGTGATAATTCCCGCCAACCCTACCAGCCATTCGTCTAGCGTGCCCTCAGCTCCCCAGTGCTCCAGCAAATACGCCAAAGGCTGGCTATACTCTGCCAGCTCCTCGGTATTCTGTGGGGTGATAAAGGTTAGTTGGGTCATTCTCTTCTCTCAAGAAAAAAGGGCGAGGCGTATGATTGCCCCGCCCTGAAGTACTGTTATAGTCAAGGAGAAAATTAGACGGTAGCGCTGAAAGGGGTTGCTTCCGTGCCGCCTGATTGGGTATGCCCCAACACAGACCAGACAGCAGCGCCAGTATCACGAAGAACGATGGTGTCACCCACAATACCGCCAGTAGTGTTAGAAGCAGCGGTGTAAAGGGTGATGGTATCGCTCTCGGTAGCCACAGTGCCAGAGTTGGAAGTGGCATAGCCCAACACAGCAGCAGCGCCATCGGACAAGGTGTATACCTTGCCACGCATGTAATCAGTAGCACTGGCCACCTTAATGGTAGCGTTAGCAGTGAAGGTAGTGCCCACCACAAAAGTAAACTCAGCACCGGAACCAGTAGCAGCAGGCAGTGTCACAGCGATACCAGCGGCACGGTTTAACGTAATCACACGGTTCGAATGGGTTTCAGCGGTCACAGTTAAGGTTGCAGCGGTGCAATTCACAGGGGCAGCCACTTCGCCACCACCGGCATACTTGATGCGACGGGTAGCAGTATCCTCAGCGACTCGGATGTCTTCAATCACATCAGCAGCCACAGAGCCGTATAACAAAGTTTGGGTTTGATTTGACATTCTCTATCTCTCCGTATTCTCTAACTCGTAAACTTTTAAAAGCAACCTCTGGTTATTGTAAAGCCTATTTCTTTTTTGGCAAGGCTTTTGGTTTTTTGGGCTTAGACTCAGCCACAAGTTCAAGCCCCATCACGTCATCCAGCGTCGGCAGCTCCACCACTTGCTTCACTGGCAACAGCTCGCCAGCTATAACCGCAGCTACCAGCGCCTTGCCATGCTCCACGTCCGCAAAGTCATCCACTTGCAAGTCGTGATGCTGGCCCGCCTTCGTGGTGAAAGCCACAAGGTTGCCACTGACGTTGTAGTAGCCCACCACCTCAGGGTTAAATACCGCTTTGCACCAGTCCCAGCCTGTCATCTATCTAGCTCCTTTGATACGTTGTGCTGCGTTATGAGGGTCAAGACCCTCCTCAATCTTCAAGGCTGCATACTTGCCGTTGGTTAATTTCATTTTAAGCACTCTGACTGAATAATCTGTGATGTGAGCATTGGACGGATGGATAGGCATAAGCTCCCACTGCTTCACAAAGCCCTTGGGTAACAACGCCACAATGGATTGAGCTAGCTCGTCCACTACTTCTCTCCACTCGTTGCACGTCTGACCTCAGCGTCAAGCTCATCATCCGTTAGGTTCGACACGTCCTTGTTCAAATTGATGTTAGTGTTCGTCGCTTCCACTTCCTGTTTGTCGCGCCATTGCTTTCCTTGACGGTTCTTCAGCCAGATGAAAGCCGCTGCAGTGTCTGGGGCCATGTGTTCTTCATACTCGTGGGTAATTATTTCCCCTTGGTGACAGAAGACTTTGGTTTCTTTGCGCTTGTAACCTTTGGCCCGATGGTATAAAGCCTCCGCTATCTTAGCGTCCGCTTCCTCTTTACCTTTTTTTATGGCCCCAAGAAAAGCAGGGTATTGCTTCTTCCAGTTGTCAATCGTTGTAGTGCTAACATCCCAAATGTTTGCCATCTGCTCATCAGTACAACCAAGCAATGCAAGCTGTTTAGCCTGCTTCATCACTTTGTCTGTCAACTCACTAGGCCTACCAGCCACAGGGTTAATCCTCAAAAAAGCGTGGGGAGCAGGGAAAAAGGACGAACCCCCGCTCAACCCACAGAAGTCACATTGTTGACCCCTAACAGGCCCCACCCCCATCATACCCACAGCTGGTAGATTGTCAACACGTTGTCGGTTCATCGGCAGCGTGATATCCCCCATCGTGACAAACGGCATCACAAGGGCCATAGGAAGTGGCTAAAACCCGCTTATAGCTTATTTGTAACCTTGTAACCATCAAAAACCCATTTGGTTACAGATTTGGTTACAAATTTCTTTAAGCTATTATTGCGTTTAGGCCTCTTATTATTATTATGTAACCTTGTAACCATAAATAATATAATAGATACACATATAGAGCCTTTTCTAAAAACGTTTTTCATTCTCTCTTAATATATATTTCTATCTTTTTAAAACGGTTACAAGTTACAAACCGCCTAATCACTCTCTCTGTCTTTGTTTCGGCTGTTACAAGCAAAAGTTACATGGTTACATTTACAAATGCTTAAAATATGCTACAATTAAATAAAGCCCCCAGAGATTTTACACATCTCGGAGGGCAAGCTATGTTCAAGGCATAGCCGGATAACTTTCAGTTTACCAGACATCATCCTTGTTGTCACTTATTGTGACAGGTGTCTCCTATTTAGTAATGGAGATATAAAGATGCTTGTAGAGTTACCAACGTGCACGTCGCTTAATTGCTTTGTGAATGCAGATAAAATTGAATATATTAAATACAAAGGGGGCGGCTGCTCTTTGTTGATATTGTCCGGCATGGAAGATGGTGAGGCTTTAGTAATACCATTACAACCTTCAGAAATTGCGGCTAGAGTGTTGAAAGCTGAAAAGAAAATGGCAGGCGGGAAGAAATAATGCAGGACTTCAACGACTACCGTCGCCAGCTATTATCCCAATCATCTACTTTGCTTCCCCAATGGTTTAATAAACCTTGGGTAATCGAAGGAGATGAGTTTGTTACCTTGAATCCTACACGGGTTGATAAATCCCTTGGCTCTTTTCGTATCAATATGAAAACAGGTGCTTGGAAAGATTTTGCCGAAAAGGATTTTTGGGGCACAAACCTGTTGGATCTTTATGCGGCTATCAATGGGCATCGTAACGATAACCTATGGGCTTACAACGAGCTAACAGAGGGTAGGCCACAAAGCCGGCCTTTGGCAGCCCTCCGGATTGTTGAATTGCAAAAAACCGAGCCCCCAATTCCGATGCTTCCACCTTCACCGCCACCACGTTGGATGATTGAAAAGAAGTCACCCTCCTTGGTTCATGAGTATCGGACAATAAACGATGAGCTAATCGGCTATGTCATGCGGGTGGACAAGCCAGACGGAGGCAAGGAATACCCTTCGTTGTTTTATTTCGAGGATCAAGGTTGGAAATACAAGGGGTTTAAAGGGGGTGTTCTTCGCCCTCTTTACAATGCCCAAGATTTAAAGAAGAAGCCACACGCTCGTGTGATGATAACCGAGGGTGAGAAGGCTTGCGATGCTGCGCAACGGCTGTTGCCTGATTGGGTGTGTGTTTCTGTTTTTGGTGGCGCTGGAGCTGTTGGTAGGCAATACCTTCTTGACTTAAAGGGCCGTGATTGCGTTTTATGGCCTGATAGCGGCAGCAAGGGGCGCAAGGCAATGGAGGTAATAAACGACCGCTTAAAACCGATTGCAAAGGCCTCTATTGTTGATTTCCAACACACTGTTAACGAATGGGACTTAGCCGATGCGGAAGCCGAAGGTTGGACAAGGGAGCAAGTGCTGGCGGTGATAGATACCGAAGTAATGCCGGACGAAATTCCAAGCGCTATCGCTGGAACAATAACGGACAATGATTATTATCTGTACCTTGGCTCTCATGATACCGACGATAAAAACAATACAGAGTATTACTTCCTGTCTCGTGTGGATGATGGCATCAAAAAGCTGCGAGATTCTCAATTTTCACCATTAAAGCTTACTAATATTGCCCCTGAGCGGTGGTGGCTTTCGTTTCGGCGTAAGAACAGAAATGGCGATCCAGAGGGTAAAGATAGCTGGATGGTTAATATTATCAACCTAATCAAAGAAGAATCAGGCGTCCGACGCTTTCACCCTGAGAAAATAAGGGGTGTTGGCGTGTGGCGTGAATCAGCCGCTAGCAATGGCTTTGTGTTTCATGTGGGAGATAAGGTAATAAGCAGTGATGGCATTATTCCTTTTGGCACTGCTAAAAGCGGGTTTATTTATTGTAACGAAAGCCCTATCCCTATTGCAGAGGATGAGGCCCCTGTGGAAGCCACACAAATGCTATCTCAAGTCATCCAGTTGGCAAGCTGGGCACACCCGACTCATGCCATTTTATCAATTGGTTGGATGTTTATTTCGCCAGTGGCAAGCGCCTTAAAGTGGCGTCCCCATATTTATCTGTATGGCCCTGCCCATAGTGGCAAGACCACAATGTTAGGGCTTATCAACCAATACTTAGGGGATTTCTTAATTTCTAGGGGTTCTAAAAGCACAGAGCCTGGTATTCGTGGCTTAATTGCTAACACTGGTAAGCCTGTTTTATTGGATGAGGCAGAGGATTACGGGCCATCAGACAGGCCAAGGCTAGATAATATTTTAAACCTTATTACAGGGGCTTCATCAGGGCGTAACGATACCGGCATTGTAAAAGGCACGGCTAGCGGTGGTGTTAAAA